GAGCACAAGGGCGAAGAGGTGGCCGATGACATCCTGCCCGAGGACAAACTCGCCAAACTGGAAGAGCAGGCCGAAGAGGTGCCCGAAGAGGCTCAACCTGAAGACATTGAAGTCGCACCGGATGCGCCCGCCGAGGAGGTGGTCGAGGAATTGGTGCAACAGGTGGCCGAGCAGACCGAGATCATCGCGCAGTTGTCGGAAGAGAAAGAAAAGCTGGAAGCGCAACTCGAACACGAGGAAGGCCAGGGGACGGCCACCGAGGCGGCGGCATTTGCCGAGCGACTGATTCGTGAAGGCCGTCTGATGCCGCGCCATCGCGGCGCGGTGGTGGCGTTTATGAAGCTCGCCAGCGGGCGCAAAGCGCAGCGCAATAAAACCGGCGCGATTGAATTTGGCGAAGGCGAGCGGGCGCGCCCGTTATTGCCCGCGTTCAAGGCGTTTCTGGCGAGCCTGCCGCCCTCGGTGCAGTTTTCAGAAGTCGCGCCCAAACACCGCGCGGCGGCCAACCGGCCTGCCGTAAATCCCTTGATTGCCGATGCGCAGCGGCGCAATTCACGCAAATAACAGGAACCTCTCAATGAGTATTCATACCGAACCCAAACACTTAGGCGATGTGCTGCTGGTGGAAGTCGCCAGCGGCTGGACAAAGGACCGGGGCGCGTATGCGCAGCATGCCGAACCTTACGAAGTCGGCACCGTGCTGTCCCTGGTCAACGGCAAATATCAACGCTATGACCAGGCCAACAAGGATGCCCCGGCGGCGGTGGCGGCTGAACGCATTGATGCCACGGGCGGCGATGCGCCGGGGGTGGTGATTGCACGCGGGGCCACGGTGGCGCGGGATGAACTCATCTGGCCCGCAGCCCTGACCGATGCACAAAAAGCCACCGCCTTCACCCGCCTGGAAGCGCGCGGCATTGTCGCCCACGCCCCCCTGTAATTTCCCAAGGAATCCGCTATGAACCTGCAAGACCTTTTCACCGCGACCACGCTCTCGGCGGCGATCAACAAGCTGCCGGTGCTTCCGACCAAGGCCGGGAGCCTGGGGATATTCAACGAGCGCGGGATTGCGACCACGACGGTGGTGATTGAAGTGCGCAACGGGCGGCTGTTTTTGGTGCCCAATGTCTCGCGCAATGATGACCCGCAGCCGGTGGCGAACGGCAAGCGCACCCGGCGCACCTTTGAAACCGCGCACCTGCCGGTTTCAAGCCAGTTGCTGCCCTCGGAAATCCAGAATCTGGCGCAGTTTGGCGAGGACAGCGAAGACGGCCCGGTCGATCCGCAGGCGCAGGTCATCAACGACAAATTGCAGGCGCTGAAAAACTCCCTTGAGGCGACCCGCGAATGGCAGCGCATCGGGGCCTTGCGCGGCAAGGTGCTGGATGCCGATGGCGGGGTGCTGGTGGATTTGTACGATGAGTTTGGCGTGGCGCAGAAAAAGATCAGTGTGGCGCTGAATACGGCCAACGCCGATGTGCGCGGCAAGGTGCTGGCGGCCAAACGCCACGCGGAAGAAAAACTCGGCGGCGTGCTGGTCAACGGGTTTAAAGCATTTTGCGGGCCGGAGTGGTTCGACAAATTCACCGATCACGCCAAGGTCAAGGAAGCCTACGCCAACTATCAGGAAGCCAGCGACCGTCTGGGCGGGGATAACCGCCAGGGGTTTATGTTCGGCGGGGTGGAGTTTATTGAATACAACGCCAAGGTCTCCGGGCAGACGTTTATTCCCGACGATGTGGCGCAGGTGTTCCCGGTGGGCATGGGCATGTATGAGTTGTACAACGCCCCGGCCAATTACAACGAGACCGTCAATACGCTCGGGCAGCCGTTTTATGCCAAGGCCGAGGAACGCCGTCTGGGCAAGGGCTGGGATCTGGAAGCGCAGGCCAATCCATTGGCGCTGTGCCTGGTGCCCGAAGCGCTGGTTGAGTTGAAGATCGGCTAAGGCACGCCATGAGCACCCCGTATCTCACCGTGGCCGATGTGGAGCGCGCGCTCAGCCTGCGCAAGCTCACGCAATTGTCCAACGACGCGCCCAATGCGACTGCGCCGGATGCGGCAGTGGTTGAGGTGGTGCTGGACGCGGCCAGTGAGGTGGTGGATGGCTATTTGCGCGCACGTTACCTGCTGCCGCTGGACCCGGTGCCGACCATCATCCGCACGTTGACCTTGCAGATTGCCTGTTACGGGCTGTACGCCCGGCGCATGGAAAGCGCCGTGCCCGAGACGGTCAAAGACCAGCGCGACCATGCCATCAAGGTCTTGGAGCACATCCAGTCGGGCAAGGTGACATTGGGCCATGCGGCCACCCGCACGGCGGTGCCGGAAGCGGGCGCGATCCGCATCAAGGTGCCGCCGCGCCAGTTTGGCGAAGCCACGCTTGAGAAATGGAGGGTTTGAGATGGCGCAGACCGTCACCGAAGCCATGATTGCCAGCATTGTTGAGCGTTTGCAGGGCGAATACGGCCAGCAACTGGACGTGGCGTGGTATCCGCAGGAACCGGCCAGTTACCACCTCGCGCACCCGGTGGGCGCGGTGCTGGTGGGGTACGCGCGCAGCCAGTTTGGCGGTGAATCCGCGACCGATGCAACGTGGGTGGAGCGCCAGTTGACCCTGCCGCTCACCCTCGTGTTTTGCCAGTTGCACGGCCCGGACGGCGTGATCGGCTGGCTGGACAGACTGCGCGAGACCCTGTCCGGATTTACCCCCGCGCACTGTGACGCGCCGCTGCGCCCGGTAGAGGAATACGTCATCGGCGAAACCTCGGGCATCTGGCAATACGGGCAGGCGTGGACCACGCGCACGGTACAGGTGCAGATGGTGGAACCGGATTTTGGCGCATTGCTGCAACCCCATTTTGAAGAGACCAACGCATGAACACACAGTCATATACCTATACCGGGCCGTTATCGAGCGCGAGTTTGCGCGTGGACGGGCAGGAGATGGATATCTTGCTCAATCCACGCATCCCCGTTGAATTGCCGCCCGAGCACCCGTTTACGCAAACCCTGCTGGCGCAGAAGCGGCTTGTGCCGGTGCCTGCAAAACCCAGGGGCAAAGCGCCGGGCAAGGGGGAATCGTCATGACAGACAGGGCATTTATTGAACGCCAACAGGTGATCCGTTCGGAATTGCTGACCGCGTTATATCTGTTGCGGACACAGGGCGATGACGCGTTTGTCCGCAATCTGACCCACACATTGGGCTTTGCCCCGGATGAATGCCGTTTTGCACTGAGTTATCTCATTGAAAAGCAATTGGTGGAACGTGCGGGCATTTATTGCCGCATCACTGCCAAGGGCATTGCTGATTTTGAACAGGAGTTGCAATAATGGCCGCCACTTTTCTCCACGGCGTTGAGACCATCGAGCGCGATGAGGGTGCACGTCCCATCCGCATTGTCAAAAGCGCGGTGATTGCGCTGATTGGCACCGCACCCACGGGGCCGGTGAATACGCTCACGCAGTGTTTGTCCGAGCGCGATGCGGCGCAGTTTGGCGCGGACGTGCCGGGGTTTACCATTCCTTCCGCGTTTGATGCCATTTATGACCACGGTGCGGGGACGGTGCTGTGTGTGAATGTGCTCAACCCCGAGATTCACCGCGAGACGGTCAGTAGTGAATCCGCCAGCTTTGGCGTGAACAACCGTTTAAAACTGGATAATCCCGCCATCATCACCTTGACCGTGAAAAGCGCGGACAACGCCACGACCTATACGCCAGGCGATGACTACACCCTTGATGCCGTGCGCGGCATTGTCACGCGAGTTTCGACCGGCACCATTCCCGCGCTGGCGGCGGTCAAGGCCACCTATACCTATGCCGATCCGAGCAAAGTCACTGCAGCCGACATTATCGGTGCGGTCGATGCCGCAGGGTTGCGCAGCGGCCTCAAGGCGCTGGAAGATTCATACAACCTGTTTGGCTACTGGCCCAAACTGTTTATCGCCCCCGGTTACTGCACCGGCAAGGCCGTCAGTACGGAATTGATTGCCGCTGCCGAGCGCATGCAGGGGATGGCCTTGATTGATGCGCCCATCGGCATTACTCCGGCGCAGGCGATCACCGGGCGCGGGCCGCTGGGGGCAATCAATTTCAATACCAGCTCCGAGCGCGCGATGTTGTGCTATCCGCATTTGCAGGTGTACGACGCGGCCACGGACAGTACGCGGCTGGAACCGATGAGCCAGCGTTTGGCCGGATTGATTGCAGCCAAGGATGTGGAGCGCGGAT